GCCGCGCTGGCGCTGCTGGCATGGCGCGGCTGGACGTTGGAGCTGGCGCTGGCAGACCCGCTACGAGCTCGCATCTTGCGAGCCTGCGCCGCACAGCTTCGCACGCAAGAGTACCAGCGCCAACACCGCCGCACGGTGGTGCCCGTGCGGCGCTACGACCCGAAGACCGGGCGCTGGTGTACCCAGCGGGTGGCGGCGGGGTTTGATGAATCGCAGGGGTTGTTGACATGAGTGCTTCTCACACCCTCATCGGCCTGACCGGCCCCGCAGGCGCAGGCAAAGACACCGTGCGCGGGCTGCTGGAGGCCCACCACGGTTTCATGGGGCTGGCCTTTGCCGACCCGGTGCGCGACATGGCCAAGGCGCTGCTGGATCACGTGTACGCGCGTGGCCACGCGATGGATCGATCCCTCAAGGAAAAGCCCGCACCGGTGATCGGGGCCAGCTACCGAGAGTTGGCGCAGACGCTGGGCACGGAGTGGGGCCGCCAGACGATCCGCCCCAGCCTATGGATCGACATCGCCATGCACAAGGTGCGCCTGATGTGGGCGCGTGGTGAGCGGCGCATCGTCATCAGCGACGTGCGCTTCCCCGACGAGGCAGAGGCGATCCGGGCCGCTGGCGGCCAGATTTGGGCCATCACCCGGCGCGGGATCGAGCCGGTGCGCGAGCACGTCTCCGAGCGCCTAGCGCGGGAGGCGGCGCATTTTGCCGACCGAATCATCAACAACGACGGGACTATCGACGATTTGGCCCGCGCCGTGGGCGCGGCATTAAGGGAGTGCTGATGCAAAAAAGCAACGCAAAGCTGGACGAGGCGCGCGTTTATGCGCTGCTGCAATCGCACGATGGGCCGATGACGTCCAACGCAATAGCCGAGGCGTTGGGAATATCGCTGCATGCCGCACGAGAGGCGATTCGACGGCTTTCTGCCGTCGGCAAGGTGGCCAGGGCTGGCGAATACAAAAGGGGCCAGCCGATGACGTACCGCGTCGTCAACGCCGCGCCCGCGCAGCAGCGGCAGCAGCAAGCCGAGCAATGGCGCGGGGTGGACTGGGGCGCGGCAACGATGCGCCCAGGATGCCTAGACCACGAGCGCTGCCCGTCGCTGCGCGGCAGTGAGCGGGTACCGTATCAGCCGCCGCAGTGGTTTGTCGCGCCGACCCCAAAGCAGGAGAAAACCCAATGACCGCAAAGACCGAGATTCGCGGCCCGTGGCCTGGGTCGCCAAAGGCCAAGACCAAATCCAAGGCAGGGATAAAGCCATCGCGCGTGGTGCCGCTAGAACTGCTTTCCATCACCGACGATCCGCCACCCGTCAATCACGCAAAACCCGGCGGGCATTACAGCACCCTGTTCGCGCGCCTGCAACCCGGCCAGAGGATCGTTTGCCCGCCCGATCGCGCGCGCGCGATTGGCGCATCCCTGAAGGACTGGCTGCAAAAGCGTGGCGTCAGCGCCCACGTGCAGACGTGTACGCGATACGAAAAGGACGGCATGGGCGGCGTCTGGTATTACCCGGAGGACAAGCGATGATGGACATCAAGATCAAGCGACTGCACCCTTCCGCGCGTGTGCCCGAATATGCCAGCGCCGATGCCGCGTGCTTCGACCTGTACGCGGCAACGGTCAACGGGTGCAGCGGCCTGGGCGACATCGTATACCCCGGCCATCCGGTCGTGGTCGGCACGGGGTTGGCCTTCGAGGTGCCGCCGGGCTACATGCTGCGCATCGCACCGCGCAGTGGGCTGGCGTGGAAACACGGGGTAGAGGCTTTTCCGGGCGTTATCGATCCCGACTACCGGGGCGAGGTCAAGGTGCTGCTCAAGTGCTGGCACTTGGGCGACGACGAGCCGCCGGTGCGCATTGAACCCGGCGACCGCGTGGCGCAGGCGTACATCTGCGCGGTGCCGCGCGTGCGGTTCGAGGAGGTGGCGGAGCTGGCCGCCACGGAGCGCGGCGCGGGCGGGTTTGGGAGTACCGGATCATGAGCAAACACCGCACCAAACACCCACGCCGCCCGTGGGCCGACCCGACCGCGCCTTTGCGCCTGCTGCATGGCGGCCGCCCCTTTGATGAGGCGGAGCAGACCAAGCTGTCGCTGCCCGTGCATCTGGCGCTGGAGGCGCTGCGCACGGGGCGGGCGACCGACGAGGACTACGACACGCTGGCCATCGTGGCCAATGTCTCGCTCGTGCGCGCTGAGCAGATTGACAAGACCGCACGCAAGGCGGGCCGCCTGCACAGTGAGGCCGATCTGATGGTGCCCGTGATCCAGCGGGCGCAGGATGCGCTGCTGACGCTCAAGGCGCGCGCGCTGCGCACCGGTCGGCTGGTGCCCACGGGGCCGGAGCTGCAAGAGATCGCGACGGTGGTGGACATCCACGACCAACTGCTGGCGCTGTCCACCCCGCGCCAGATGCAGCAAGCGATGCGAGAGGTGCTGGCGCGCGTGCGGCGCCAGCAGGTGTACCGATTGGAGGACGCGGCATGAGCATGATGACCCTGATACAGATTCGCCGGCGCGAGATGGCCGAATCCATGGCCGAGCGCAGCGGTGATGCGCCTTAATCCCCTCCCAAGCGGGGTTGGTCTCGAAACACATGCGCCGCCCTGCGCGAACGGTTGAGGGTTGATCATGGATGACATCGACTTTTTCACCCCCGGCGCACGCCTGGCCCTGGAACTTGAGTGCCTGCTGCTCGACACGCGCGACACCGCCGCGAAATCGCGCTGGTGGGACTCCGCCTGGGAGGCGCTGGAGCAGTGGCGGCAGGCCGTGCGGGAGATGGAGCGGGCCATGATGGCCGATGATGCAAAGCGGCATCCCCTGGACGTGACTCCAGATTCAGCAGTAGATGAAGACATGTGGGTGCGGCTTGAGGTGCTGGCCAAGGAGATGAACGACATCCGGCGCAGGCTGGATGCCGAAGCCCCCGGCTCCTATGACCCCATCGAACTGCTATTCAGCGGGCAGATGGGCGAGGAAGAGACGGAAGAGGAATGAGCAATGAGCCTGCTGACACAAGCCTACTTGCTGGAGAAGTACGGCCCGAGGCTGAACATGGAGCAACTCAGCGAGGCGCTGGGTATTGCTGTCTCCACTCTGCACAAGCGCATCGGCTCGCGCGACATCGACCTGCCGACGTACATCGATGGAAAGATGCGGTTTGCCGACACGGCCGACGTGGCGGAGTACCTGGACCGCATGCGCGAGCAGGCGCGGCGCGAGCGCAGCGCGGCGTGACGGCGCGCACCCCCTTGACACTGCGCCCTGCCGATGCGGTACACTCCGGCCCGCCAGCACCGCAAATGCTGGCCCGGGGTGAGAGCCGGAACGACTACAGGCGCAGCACACGACCGCGCCAGCTTGGAGTGACATCGCCGCCGTTGCGCGATGCGCGCCCACAGGGCGCGGTTTCGTTTGGGGCCGTCCGTTGGAGCGGGCGGCCTGCGCTGCGGCACACGCACCCAGTTTTGGCGGGCCGTGTGTGGGGAGCCGAAAGGCTCGCCGGTTGCCTGTAGGCCGGTCTCTCAACCCGCCACGAGCCTGCCACCCGTTGAGAGGGGTGAGCAGGTGGTTTCAAACGGCACCTACAGGAGTTTGCCATGACCGCCATCACCACCACGCCCGCGCATGCTGCCGACGGGCACTTGATCCCGACCTTTCGCGCCACCATCGGCGGCGCATCCGTGCTGTGCTGCGACGCACGGGCGCTGCATGCGTACTTGGAAAACGGCGACTTGTTCGCCAACTGGATCAAGGCCCGGATCGAGAAGTACGGATTCCAGCAAGATCAAGACTTTGCGATTGCTTTGGAAAATTCCAAAGCAAAACGCGGCGGCCACAACCGGCGCGACCACCACATCACCCTCGACATGGCCAAGGAGCTGTCCATGGTCGAGAACAACGAGCGCGGCCGCCAGGCGCGCCGGTACTTCATCGAGTGCGAGCGCCGGGCGCTGGAGGCGGCAGGGCAGACGGTGGAGCCGCCCCGGCACGAAACGCTGCTGCCCAGCGAGCAGCAAACGCTCAAGGAGATCGCACACCGGCGCGTGGCCGCCCTGCCCTCTGATGTGCAGGGCAAGGCGCTGGCGGAAATCTGGAGCCGCGTGCAAAACAAGTTCCGGGTGGCGCGCTACAGCCAACTGCCGCGCGTGCAACTGGCCGACGCCATCGCCTACGTGATGACGATGGAGCTGCGCGCGCTGCCAAGCGACGAGCCCCCGGCGCAGACGCGCGAGCAGCTCTCCAGCCGCGACGTCAACGCCATCCGGCGCATCATTTGGGCCATCAGCCACGGGATGCACTTCGAGTCATCCTGGGCGCAGGCCATGTGGCGCATGCTGCGCGCGGCGCTGGGCAACCCGGCCCCCAACCCGTTCTACGTCGATCAACTGCCCGCCATCGCCCGCCTGCTGGCGGGCGTGATCCCATTGGCGGCGCACCTGCACGCGACCGAGCGGCGCATCGAGCAGGCCGCCTTGCGGCACATCCTGGGCAAGATGGGCAGTGGCCCCGCGCTGGAACAGGTGCTGCGCCAGTGGGAGCGCGAGGCACTGGAGTCAATGGCAAATGAGGCTGAGTACGACGGCGCGCTGAACGTGCGCTGGATGCAAAGCGAGCTGCAAGCCATCACCGACCGCAGCCTGCACGCGGGCGACGGCGGCTGGCGAACGGCGGAGCGGTTGGCGGCCTAGCCCCCCAGCGGCCCCGCATGCAAGTCCTCGGGCCGCAGGTTGGTGTAGCGCTTGAGGTGCTGCCACGACCGATGGCCCGAGACCAGCGCCACTTGCTCGATGCGGTAGCCGCGCTCGAACAGCACGCTGATGGCGTGGTGGCGAAGGTCGTGGAAATGCAGGTCGGGGATGGACAACGCCCGGCACGTCCATGTGAAGTACTTGCTCAGCGTGGTGTCCCCGAAGGGGAAGATGCGCGGCTCGCCCTCGTGCCTGGGCTGGCGCTGCACCAGCGCCCACATGTCGCCGCAAGCGGTATCGGCCAGCAACGGCACCCATTGATCGTTGCCCGCCTTGTTGCGCGGGTCTTTGCGGTCACGCACCAGCACCAGTCGGCGCGCGGGGTCGAGGTCGTCCCACGTGATGCGCACGATCTCGCCCCGGCGCATGGCCGTGCCCACGGCAAAGCGCACGGCGTCGCCAAAGGGCTGGCCGTAGGTGGCGTCCATGTGCGCCAGGATGCGGTCGAGCTCGTCGTCGGTGGGCCTGCGCTCGCGCCTGCCGCCGCCGCCAATGAGCGCCAGATGCGCCAGCAGCGGGCGCGCTTGCTGCACCACGTCCGGCAGGGTCATGTGCTTGATGCTGGCCACCATGCGCATGACGGTGCCGAGCTTGCTGATCTCCATGTTGATGGTGTACGGCCCCGCGCCCTCGTCCGCGCGCATCTGCGCGTAGGCCACCAGGTCATCCGGGCGCAGGCGCGTGGCGTCCAAGCTGCCCAGGCTGTCCGAGAGGCGGCGCAGGTTGTAGTGCTCGGTGCTGGTGTCGAGCACGGGCCGCGACTGCGCGCGCAGCCGCCGGTAGTCCGCGATGAGGTCCGCCACCGTGTAGCACCGAGCTGCTACGGCTGCTGCGCCCGGTAGCACGCCACGGTCGATGTCGGCCTCGATGGTGCGCGCCCACTTTTCCGCCTGCGCCTTGGTGGGGAAGGTCTTGGTGTAGACTGGCCAGCCTTTGCGGCGCACCTGCGCGCGCCAGCGGCCCTTGACCTGTAGGATGCTTGCCATGGTCAGTGCTACCTGTAGCAATCGGTAGCACCAGCATACCAAAGCATCGGACATCATCAGACACAATCCGCAAGGGTTTGCGCTAAACTTTCCTAGATGTCCCGCCGTAGTTCAATGCGTTGCATCCTAGGGATTTTCTGCGCTCGGTAGCAAATCGAGCGCATTGGCGCGCGCAATGCTATCGCTGGTCATCGCTGCGCGTCATGTGCTGTCTTACCGCATCGTAGGCAGCCTTGCACTGGTCGAGGGCAAGCTGTAGTCGGGCGGCGTCGGCAGCGTACCCTGCAAGAAAAGCCGCATCTGGCCCTGCCAGTCCCGCACCGGTGCATCCAACTCCAGCGGCGGCACCCTCGGGCACACCTCCATCACTTGGACGGTCGGGGCGCTCGCGCAGGCTGTCAAGAGTACGGCGGTACTCAGCAGTGATGCGGTCGATCTCACGGCGTCTCTCCAATCTTTGCTTGTCCAGTGCCTCAGTCAGCGCCTTCTCCCGCTGCCGAGCTTTCATCATCTCCTCGGCCTGGGCCTGGGCGGTGGCCGCCCGCTCTGCGCCCCACTGCTGTTTCACGGCGGCGGCCCCTCTCTCGTGTCCAGTTCGGTAGCTCCAGACACCCACCCCGGCGCAAGCAAGTGCCATCGCAACCACCAGAGCGAGCACAGCCGTCATCCGTGTAGTCCAAAACACGATCCATACCTCACCACGTCCAGACAATTCGCCACCACAGCAAGGGCCACATCATCCAAAGCGCAGGCATCACGCTCTCCCGTCCTTGCGCTGCTGGTAGCGCTCCCACACGATGTAGCCGCACAACGCAACCACAACGACAAGCAGCAACGGCACCAGCCAATCGCCCAGTCCTTGGACGCCTGCTTTGATGCTGTTGGCCGTGCCAAGGGTCTCAGCCACCGTCGCAGCAGCCGCAGTGCCGCCAGCAATGACGCTGGCGCGGTTGATGTGGCTCTGCGTCATGGGCTTTTCCGGCTCCACCTGCTGCGGCATGTCTGTGGGGGCGTCTTGTGAATCGGCGGTACTAACCGGCTTTTCTTCGGCCACCGGCTCTAGGTACAGCGCAGCTTCAGCCGCACGGCGACGGACGAGCCCAGGAAGTTCGGTTAGCTTTCCGTTGACCCTGGCCTTTGTCCACAAACCGAATGCACGAGCAGCGGCGTTGAAATCGCCCCGGTTATGCGCCTTGATGACGCTCGACCCGCGCATCGCCGAAACACCCACGTTGTAGGCGAAGCTCACCAAGGCGTCGAATTGGTGCTGGTTCGGCTCGACCTTGCAGGCCGCCTCCACCCCGCGCTCGTATTCTTCCAGTTGCTCGATGAGCAGCTTCTCGGCTTGGGCTTTGGTGATCGTCCGCCCGCGTCGCACATCATCCATCGTGACGCCCTTGGTGCTGCCGTAGCCAATCGTCGGCACTCCAGCAGGGCACAGATATGCTTTGCCCCGAAAGCCCTCGAACTCTTTGATGAGTGACAAGCCCTTTGGTGACGTTTTCACAGCTTGCTCCCAATCACGCTGCTCACGTCAGCAAACCCACCTTGTATGCGACAAACGTCGCTACCAACACAATGGCCCCCAACGCAGCACGCTCGGCCCATTCCTGTACGCGCCGCTGCCCAGGCTCTGCGACTTCGAGGGTGCGCACGCGCTCATCAATGCGCTCGACCGTCGCCATCACGCGCTCGATGGCCTGCGACGTAGCCGCCTGCCGCTCTTCGACCAGCGCCAGCCGCATGACTGCCTCGGACATGCGCTGCATGGCGTCACGCAAGGCGCGTAGCTCGTCCTTCACAGATGACTGATCCTCGCGGATGCGTTGGATGTGGTGCGTCAGCCGCTCGATGCGCACCACGGCATCGTGCTCTTGGGCGATGGAGTTCAAGTCGTCGATGGGGGTTGGTGGGGTCATGGCGGTAGCGTCTCAGATGTCGATGCGCAGCGCCTGCGGCGTCTCGTCAGCAGCGCCCACGCGCAGGGTCAGGCCGATGGTGACGTGACCCGGCTGGGTCATGGCGGCACCCACCTTGAGCACGCGCACGCGCGGCTCCCAGCGCTGGATGGCGTGCGCCACCTCAAAGTACAGGTCGGCCAGCCACTGCGCGTTGACCGGTCGGTCGATCAGGTCGCGGATGCGGCTGCCGTATTCCGGGCGCATGATGCGCTCGCCGGGGTAGGTGCTGAGGATGTCGAGGATCGACTGGCGCAGGTGGT